CTTTATAGCACAAAACAAGTTTGCCAATCATTTTATCAAAATTCAAGAAGTCGCCGTAAAAGCGCTCCTGAACGTCGCAATACTTGACGTCATGAGAAGTCATTGGCACGCCGACGGGCACACCCGCTCCATTATCTGTCAACGTAAAGTACCCCGAGCCCTTCAGCTTGGGGATGAGGCCGAGCGCCTCCTGCGATCCCACGTCAGGCTTGTACCGGCAGACATTATCGTCGCCGAGCGACCCGGAAGGGCCGCCACCGCAAACCTGCACCGCGAAGGTGCGAGCAAAACAATTTTGCGCGGTAGTAGACTTAATCCCGGAAGCCGTGATGCCGAAGTGATTAACTTCGTAGATCTCCCCGTGGAATGCCAACGTGTGTGCTGAGTTAACGAATGCTTCTAGCCTAATGCACTCGTACAAGCCAAGGTAGCACTCGGCTGTGATGGCATCGTCCGGCACCACTGCCGCACCTAAGGCCAGCTTGGCCAACCTCTGCTCACGCTTCTTGACGCTCAATGCGATACGCCTCTCACCATCTAATATGATGAGTTCCCGGCTAACTGTTAAGTCCCACCGGCTCGCGTCTTGCGAGAATATCTTGCCCGTTTCGGGGTCTGCGATCGCACTGAGCACTTCTCCTAGGCGTTGAAAGCCTGGTGGATTGTGTCCCAGGCCCGCCATACTAAGATAGAATTCTCCATCCTGGTAGCCCGCGATGTCGGCTTTGTTCTGTGCGTGATGCAACAGTCCCTGGACAAGAGTGTCCAAGGCGGAGGCGACCCATATAATGCGCCAGTGCTCCTTCAGATACTTCTCCCTGGGGTATGGCTCACCCCCCTTAGTCTCCGCTTGTTTGGGATCGCAGAGACCGTTCACGACCATGTCCACTGGCCCCATAGTGGGCATTTCATCTTCGCAGCATTTGCGGAGTATAATCCTGATCGTGGCCAGCAAGATAAGCCATGAGCGCTCTTTCTTTGCTAGAGCCGCTTTGTCTAAGTTGTGAACCCTTGCTGTCCAACCTGAACATTTCGCTTCGAAACTGTCCAGAATGACGTCAAACCCAGGCGTGCCAGTGAGACCTAAGTCTTTGTCTGGTACGGGGTACTCGCGCACCATATTGGCCCAGACTGTGTCCGCTGTGGGCAAGTCGAAGGGGCTAATCTTTGGTGGCGAGCGCACTGTGGCGGCCTGCTGTGTCAGCGAAGACACAATGCCGGCGGCACTCCTGGGAGGAAAACATTTATCCATGTCTACTCCTGCTGCAACCGCTGCTCTAGTAGCAGCGCAATCCAGAGGAAATGTGGGCTCTGTCTCACCTTTCCCTCTCTTCTCGTAGCGGTAGGCACCGCAACGCGTGGCAAAGTCCTCTTTATCAAAATTGGGCACAACTGCCATAGATCCTGTAAATCTATTAAAAGAGGCTTCGTCTAGAGCTTTCTTCATCAGTTGGCCGTATGATGTGGCCATGACTGACTCCTTCGTAAAACACGATTTGTAAAGCAGCGAGTAGTCGCCTGCCAACATGCTCCGGACTAAATCTCGGACGTCGGCCTCAGTGGCTTCTACTCTGTCCCTCTTAACTGTCTTGCTAGGCGGGGTGTCTTTCGTGTGGCGCTTGTATGTCCTGGGCTGTCGCCTGGACACCTCAAACAAGTAGTCAGGAATTTCTATTCTGTTCTTCAACTCTTCGATCTTCTCTCTAACCAACTTCTGGATAGACTCTGGTACGTAGTCCTCACCGTTAGGTTCGACCACCTCTACCTCATCGTCCTCTGAATCCTCGAGCTCTCTTTCCATCAACGCGCCCAAATCAATGGACTCCGGAACGAAGTCGTTGTCTTTCGACTCAACGTACGGGATCGGCGGTGGTTCCGCCGGCGTCGACCTTTCAAGTCTCGACATAAATAATGGGTATTGCACCAAGAGGTCTACTGCTGGTGGTGGATCCTCATCTTTCTCCGGTTCTACGGAAATCGACTCCTTCACCATCCAATTGCGTCTTCTGCTTCTGCGTCCTCGCTTCTGGTGCTTTTCTGCTTCTTGCGTCTTCGCTTCTTCATCAGCTGCTGCTCTGCGCCTGTTTTCCTCATCTAGCATCTTAAGAGATTCCACTTGGTCTCTCTTCAGATTCTCGATCTGTTCGGTCAACTGGATTACTGTAGTGGCTAAGCGCGACAAATCTGACGGCGGCTCAATGGACTCACACACACCGAAGGTGCGTGGAGGAACCTGAATATCTAATGATGCTAAAGCACTGTCCCACGTCCGTGGTTCGGGGAGCCCCGGTGGCGGCGCAAGAGTCGCTGGTGACGTCTGTACAATCTCAGCTAACATGTCGTCAGCTGGAGTGTCACTAGCGGAGAACCTGCTCAGTTCTAAGGGCTCGGGAACCTCTTCTATCAGAGTGTCGAGCACATCCATCGCGTTCTGCAATCCTATGATTTCTTCTGCGACTGTCTGTATCGACTCTGCGACTAGGGTCTCTTCTTCTATCAGCTTGTGGCCGGCCCCAGAGAAAGGGTGCCACGTTGGTGTTGTTGGCTCATCGCCAAGACCAAACAATGATGTCTGGTGGTCTGACCGTCCCCGTTCGCCGGGGCCAAGTAATGTTCCATCATCCCTAAAGGGAGACTCATCCCACCTTCTATCGCGCTCTTCAGCTGCCTGGTTGAGTAGAAATTCTGCGTAAGTCTCTACGTCTGTGTCAGCAGCAGGGTAACCTAGTGCTACATCTGCTAACTGCTGGGCGTCCGTACGCCCGATGGCATCAAATAAACTGACATCATACCGACTCGCATCCTGTAGCTCGGCGCGGATCTCTCGATCCTCGCCCATCTCGCCCCACACTGAACGCATGGGGCGAGGCCGAAATTGCCAAGCAGACTCTTCATCCTCTTCTTCTGACCATGGGTCTGCCGCGTGGCCACCCAAGTCTTCCAAGTCATCGTAATGAGTTCTCCCGAGCGTCCTAAATAAAGTCCGCGCCTCGGGTGTCAATGCTTCATCCAACCGCTCATCAATGAGCCGGACCAAGTCAACGGGAGCCAAAATGGCTTCTCGGTTGGGTAATACTTGCACAAAAGTTGGTTGGTAAATCGCCAAAACTGTAGAAGTCGGTGGCTCAACAGCCTCCACTTCATCAACAACGCGTTCAAACTGCACTTCCGTCTCCGGCCAGTCTGTTCCGTCCTCAGCGAAATCGTCGCTTTCGTCACTGCCTGCGTCTGAACTCTCGTCATCCTCTGGGGGTGTCGGGGTGGGCGCCCTGAACACTGGCGCACGGCGTCTCGTGCTCCTTGAAATCATCCGTCGTGCAACTTTGTACACGAGACCAATGGCTACTACCACACTCGCGTGGCAGACAAAAC